TGTTGTCCGTGATGGCCGCGCTAAATCTATCACGCAGACCAACGCTGACGACGGCCCCGCGTGAGAGAGGAAACTCAAGTGTTTCTCCCACCTGAACTCTAGGCACGACAGGCTCAGTCACTGTGATTAGTTCCTGCGGTGCAACACACACTACCCTGAAGTTTTCCCCATCATCCTCGATGATGAATCTGCGCCCAAGGTCTTTCCCGTAGAGGTAGCATAGTTGCTGCAAAGATGACCTTCGGGTGGCCGCTTTGCGAACCGGGAATGCCTCACCAATCTGGGTCTTAAAGAACGGATACTTGGCTGGACGCCCTGATTTCAGGTTGGGGTCAAAAGGATAGGGATTTGGGTTCTTTCGTGTTCCGCTTGGAGGCAATGGCATGAGTTTACCTTTCAGTTCATACTGCGTTTTTGAATACCCTTTAGAATGTGTGACCGTCTACAGGGATTACATACTTCGTTTTCTCTATCTATGTTGCTAAATCGCCCTATAAACGTTGATGACTACATGGATTACATACATTACATACATCATATTACTTACTTTCTTAGAGTAAATATAACACTATATGTATTATATGCCAGTAATTATAATACAAATAAGATTAATTCAGATATAAAAAGGTTAGACCCTCAATCCCTGTAACGTCTGTAAAGTAGGTTAACCTCCCAGAAATCAACAAGATAGCCTCAAATAAAAAGTCTACAAGGTGAACACATCCCTGTAGTGCTAAGAAGCCGCCTGTTTTCAGCTAGTTACATTGACCCTTCCAAGAAAAGCCCAATGAATTCGCAACCGCCAATCACGCATGAGTCAGATAAAAAGTGGGGTAACTTAGTCACGAAGCGCGAAATCCCCAATGTTCATGCACCTTTTATCACCCTCCCGTTACGCCATCGTCACAGCCCAAATGACTCATGCAACCTTTCCAGTTATAGTCAAACGCATTGAGCCACAAGCGATTGCGGCCCAATAAGGTTGATCAACCTTATGCATGAAAGGACAACAGAAGCGTGGCTACTAAGAAGGCAGCAAAGAAGGCAGTCAAGAAGGCCGGAGCCAAGGGCAAGAAGGCCATCAAGGGTAAGGGCAAGGTGAAGGGTTCGTCCGGTGGTGGCTGAATCACGCAATTGCTGAGTGCATCGTGCTCAGTGTTCAAGGCCGACAGGCACATGCTTCCAACCTTGTTAGATCGGGCATCGGCATCGACCTTGAACACTGAGCACGTTGTATTTTCAAACCTGAACAATGGAGGAAACCATGAAGATCACACTCACCGTACTGATCCTCTCCATCGCATCGCTGGCACAAGGTCAGAGCTACAGAAATTGCTCTGTTGCATATCGCAATGCGGCATCTGCCGCGTTCAATCTTGAGGCGGCTCACTCGTCCATATCCGACCCAGACGGCTCTATTCGCCTCGCGCTCGACGCTGAGGGTCGTGCTTACATGGACGCTGCATCGGTCTCGTTTCTCCCGGTTGGTAACTCAGTGTCCGCTGCTCAGCTCTGCTCTGTTGACAACCTCACCACGCTTGACAGGGTCACGAAGCAGTACGAGAGCCAGATAGAAGCTGTCAAAGAAAGACGAAACGACGAAGTGATTTCTGCTGCTGAGGCCGCGCTTCAAAAGCACCGGAGATAACTCTCATGCCCACCCCAGAGATTGACAGCATGATCGTTGCGTTCTCCTGCGGTAAAGACTCACTCGTTGCACTGGACATTTGCTCGAAGCGGTTCAAGAAAATAGCTGCTTACTTCATGTGGTATGTCGAAGGACTGAGCTTTGACAACGCCGTACTTCGTTGGGCAGAGCAGCGTTATGGCATCACGATCAAGCGCATTCCCCACTGGGAGCTTGCGTCGTTGCTCAAGCACGGAGCCTTCACTCACGCCACGCGTAATGTGAAGAACCAAAAACCGAAGGACGTCGAAGACCTCATGCGTGCCGAGTTCGGCATCGACTGGATCGCGTCTGGTGAGTCGAAGTATGAGAGCATCGAGCGGCGTGCCATGCTTGGCGCTTTGGGAACTGACCTTCGTTGTGGGGTGTTTGATGAGAAGCGTAAACGCTACTTTCCCCTCGCGGACATGCCCCAAAGTGCAGTGCTCAATTACATGAAGCGTAATGGTATTCCAGCCCCACCGATCTACAAGCATCTAAACCGCAGCTTCAACCTACGCGGCGCGGATGCTTCAGTTTTGAAGACGCACTACCCTGACGATTACGAACGTGTGATCGCAGTCTTCCCGCTCTTAGAGGCCATGAGGATACGCCATGAACAATCTACCCGGATTCAGAATCGCAGCACTGATCACGAAGAAGTGTCCAACCTGTAGCTTAGTAACTTGAAATGGGGATCATGCAAGGAAAATGCAGAGCTTAGATCACAGCATGGCCGAAATACACGTGGAGAAGGTCAGCATGTGTCTGTGCTGACAAATGAAAAAGTTTTGCTTTTGTTACAGCGGCGTAAAGAAGGATTGACGTATCGAGAACTTGGAGCTGAGTTCGGAATATCGCAAGTAAGTGCATGGAATGTTGTGAAAGGAAATACTTGGGAATGGCTAACCAAACCAAAGCGACGAAGTTACAAAAGTTCAAAGTAGAGACTGTATCTCGCTCCCAGATACAAGGCGCGCCTTACAATCCTCGTCAAATCGACGACTACGCCAAGAAGCGGCTGCGTGAAAACATAAAACGTGTGGGCCTTCTTCTTCCTATCGTAGTGAACCGAAGAACAAAGTATGTGGTAAGTGGTCATCAAAGGCTTGCCGCTTTGGATGCTCTTGAAGGATCGGAAAATTATGATCTTCAAGTTGCATATGTTGAGTTGACGGATAAACAAGAACGAGAACAGGTAATTTTTTTCAACAATGACAGTGCGCAGGGAACATACAACGTGGAGCTGCTGAGTGATCTCATCAAAGACATTGACATCGAGCTGGCTGGCTTTACTCCCGCCGATCTAAGCATGATCCTGCCAGACTTCGAGGTGCCAGACACCCCCGCCGTGGAAGCTCAAGTCGCGGACGTTGTGAAGCAGCAAGAGCAAGTCGATAAGATGAAGGCCCAGCGCAAGGCAGCGCAGGAGAAATACGAAAAGACCAACGCCATGAATTTCTTCACAACGTTGGTCTTCAGTTCCCAAGAGGAAATGGACAGTTTCTTCGACGCCTACCACATCGAGCGCGGACTATCGTACATCAGCTTTGAGAAGTTTTCTGAGTGTACTGGCATCGGGCGTCCACAACCCAAGATGCCCCTTGACACGAAACGGGTCAGCAAGAAGTCGAGGGTTGGCTAGATGCCAGTGATGATATCCACGCTCACCCCAAGTAGAGGCACACCACGACTTATTGATGTTCACAAGATCGACGATTCCGATGATGTGACCTTTGATTACGTCAAGCTCTTCACACTCAAGTTCCAACTCTCTCGCGCTTGTCTTCGAGTATCTACTCGCAGCGTGGATCGCAATCGGCCCTCGGTACGGCGTGCGCCATGTTCGGTTTTCAATGTCCTTTCCCATTGTAAAGATAGCGGTGGCGTAGTCAGCTTTGACTGTTAGAACCTTCATTGTTGTGTAGCACCTCTTTATAAGTATACCAGATTTATAGACTGAAAGATATGCCAAAAAAGACCTTAGATTTAGCAGAAAGAGCGCAGAAGCCATTTGACCCAAAGGTCAAAATCAACGGTGACGTTGTGGCGGCTCTTGCGTCATTCGGTGTCAGCACCAAGGACATCGCCACTCATCTCGGCATATCGAAAGCTACCGTGGATCGTCGCTGCCAGAAAGACCTGGAACGAGGTCGTGCCAATCGCAGCATCAGCCTTCGCAAGAAACAATGGGACGTAGCAATGGCGGGCAACGTCACGATGCTCATCTGGCTGGGCAAGCAGCTTCTGGGACAGAGCGACCGAGTAGACATCAACGGGACTGGGTTCGGTTCCGATGGTGCACCTATCACCGGAAAGATTGAAGTCACTTTCGTTCAGGCAACTCACAAAGCACCAGTCACACTTGAGGGGAAACTGGATGGGGCAACCGAACCAACCAAAGATTCCAATTGATCTTCTCACGGACGAGGCAATTGATGACTTCATTGCAAGAGCACGCAAAGACGTTGAACGAATACGCCAAGAGATGGGACTTCCACCGTTTGATTGGAGCACAGTGACACGAAGCAAGAAGAAGCGAAGAAAGAAGGAACCTCACCATGCGCTGCCAAGCCAAGATCATGATCGGACTCGCAACCGTGCAGTGTGAACGAAACGCGGGAATTGAGCACTTAGCTCGTCAGTGTCAGCACGAAGTAAGGATCGAAGCACCTGACAAGCGCAGTGGTGTCATGATCACGTGGAGCACCTACAGAGTTGTTAAGCCTATGGAGATTGAGTGAGCCGCAGAGCACGAATCGCAGAAAGTCCGGCAACGTTAGACGGCGTGAAGAAGATCGAACTTCCGGCTGGCTACGAGTTCCTGTTTGAGCCGCATCGCTACAAGGTTGCTCATGGTGGTCGTGGTTCCAGCAAGAGCTGGTCGTTTGCGCGTGCTCTGATATTGATTGCCATTCAACGTCCTCTTCGCGTGCTCTGTGCTCGTGAGTTGCAAACGTCGATTGGGGAATCTGTGCATCGTCTCATCTGTGACCAGATTCACGAGATGGGATTTGATAACAACTTCAACATTCAGAAGACCCTCATCACCGGGCCTAACGGAAGTGAGTTCATCTTCGCAGGCATTCGCAACAACGTCACGAAGATCAAGTCTATGGAGGGCATCGATGTCTGCTGGGTTGAAGAGGCCGAAGTCATCTCGACTTACAGTTGGGAAGTTCTCATCCCTACCATTCGCAAGCCCGGCTCTGAAATCTGGATCACCTTCAACCCGGATCAAGAGACTGACCCAACCTATGTTCGATTCATCACGAACCAGCCTCCTGATTGCGTGACTGTTGAGGTGAACTGGACACAGAACCCTTGGTTTCCTGAAGAGCTTCGTGTTGAGAAGGACTATCTCTACAAACTCGACATCGACGCAGCTGAGCACGTCTGGGGCGGCAAGTGCCGTGTCAACGGAGCCGCGCAAATCTTCAAAGGCAAGTACGTCAAAGAGGACTTCAAGACGCCCGATGATCCATCACCACGTTTCTTTCATGGTGTCGATTGGGGTTTCTCCGGCGACCCCTGTGCCATCGTTCGTTGCTACACAACAGGTGACGCACCGTTCGAGGACTTGTGGATCGACCGTGAGCGCGTGGCGTATGGTGTTGAGATTGATGAGATTCCGAAACTGCTGCGCGAGATACCCACCACGGACAAGTGGCCAATCAAGGCTGACAGCTCACGACCAGAGACGATCTCCTATATTAAGCGCCAAGGGTTCAACATCGTTGGTGCCGAAAAATGGGGCGGGAGCGTAGAGGACGGCATCGCGCATCTCAAGGCATTCAACAAGATTCACATTCACCCATCCTGTACGCACATGCTCGAAGAGGCTAGATTGTACTCGTACAAGGTAGATCGCGTGACTCAAGAGGTACTCCCCATTGTTGCGGACAAGCATAATCATTGTTGGGATGCTACTCGGTACGCTCTCGACGGATACATTCACAAGAGGGGTTCTGACAAGATGTGGGCAAAACTAGCCGGGAAATAGAGCTTGAGCTGGAAGTCAAATGGTTGAAGCACGTCATTGAAGATTTACTGAAGGAGCTGAGAGTCGATGATCAACAGCCTGAAAGACCTAAACGAAGCGAACCGCAGGACACATGACAGCGTGAAAATATCTGTTGGGTCTTCTTACAAAAATGATCCGAATGGTGTGACACGAAGAGTTACGAAGATTACAAAGTTCCCAAATGGTGAACCTGACGTTCAGTATGCGTGGCAAAGCGCTGGATCGACGAACTACACCACAGTCGAGATGTCAGAGTTTGAGCGTTGGGCGAAGTACAAAGTGTAAAGAAGGATTCTATGGCCAACAAAGTAAGTATCCTCCAAGCGGTGAAGGAAGCAAAGAAGGCTGACCGCAAGGCGCGTCTGAACCGTGCCAAGACCAAGGACAGCTTTCACAATTTCGAGGCACGTCTCGGTCTTGGCACTGACAACCTCGCCGCTGGAGGTACTTACGGGTTCTTCCCTGTCACGCGCAATCGCATCCTGCTTGAGTGGATTCATCGTGGAAGCTGGCTGGGTGGCGTAGCAGTCGATCTCAAGGGCGATGATATGACACGCGCCGGGGTGGAGATCACCGCCAGTGAGCTTGACGTGGATGAGATCGAAGAGATTCACGAAGCCGCAAGCTACCTCAACATCTGGCCAGCCGTCAACGATTGTGTCCGGTGGTCTGCGCTCTATGGTGGTGCAATTGCGGTACTCCTGATTGAAGGTCAGGACATGAGCACGCCGCTTCGTGTTGATACCATCAAGCCAAACCAATTCAAAGGCATGATCACTCTCGACAGGTGGATGGTCAATCCAAGCCTCAATGATCT